TACTCCGCAGACGGCTGCATGCTTGATACAACAAGACGCGCAATTGTTGGTGCCGCCGCAAGATTCGGAGAAGAACTGGAATGCCAATAATCGCTTGCACATGGATCGCCCACGTGTATTTAATGCCTGCCGTTAAGGTGAAAATTAGTTATTGGAGGGGTGTATGAGTGATCTGGAGATGGATAACGCTAGCCTGCGCGGTAGCCTAAAGGCGATGAGTGCGGATATGCGCAAGCTTACTCGTGATCGTAATGCGCATAAACGAGAATCTGAAAAGCTCCAGGCAGAAAACGAATCTCTGCGCAAACAGCTACAGGCGCGCCACCCATTCAAGCCGGAAATGGATGAGATAACCATCGGCTACACGGGCTGCCTGATCTGCGGGAAATACACGGATCACGGCGGACTTCAATGCCCCAAGATGCGCGCCTTCGCTATCAGTTCTCTGGAGAACCATTAATGCTGCCTATAAACGTCTGCGGGCTATCTCTAGGCGTGAATATCCATTATGTCCACGTAGACCTAGCCACACGATACGCAAACGGCCACAGCGAACTTGAGTGGACTCTAGAATCAGGCGCCGACGAAATAGGCGAAACAATTTCGCGAAAAGGTCTTGACTTAATCGACGCACAGTTCCAAAGTGACATCGAACGCGCTATTTGGGCGCAGATAGGGAGATAGGGAATGTCAGAGTTAACGGTTTTCCTGCGTGGCAATGCGATTGACGTAAAGATCAAGCATGTATTCGTGCAGGCGCCAATGGGCACACGAGCTGATAGCGACGCAGATTGCTACGGCTACTCAGAACTGGACTACGATGTCCTGGCAGTATTCGATGACGAAGAGCAGCAGCTATCCAAGGAAGCGGCTGAGCAGTACGAGTGTGAACATCAGGACGAAATTACCGATCAAATCTGGTCAGAACTGGAGCGCCAAGCATGAGCATTACTGTTAAAGCCGCACGGGAAGCACTCGAAGCCGCACACGCAGCATACCGTCAAGCCGATCACGAAGACGTTTCCAGCGCCAAACAAGAACTCGACAACGCACGCCACACCTTCTGGAATACATGCGCCGCATTCTGCACCAGCCTCGAATTCAAGCACTCCCTATCCGAGGTAGAATCGGCTCTCGTTACTCAGGGGCTTTGGACATGATGGTTCGTATTGCATTAGGCGTTATGATGACGCTGATAGCTATTGGCGCATGCTTCTTTGTCGCCGGCAACCTAGATCCTTCTAGATGGGATGCTGGCGGAAGGTTTATCACGGTGTTTATCGTCCTTGCTACATTCGGCCTAACAGTTACCTGTCCATACCTGGAGACGGATAAATGAGAGAGTTGCAGGTTGGCGGGTTGGTGCTGATCATCGGCGCACGCTTCGAAGTAACACAAATCAACATCGGCAAGATGGCAGAAGTTGTATCCATCGAGCCAGGCGGTGAAGTCATCGTAAAATCAGAATCACTTGTCGATAAATTCGGAGGCTCGGTAGAACAGGCGCTGTGTCTTCGCTCGCATCTACTGCCGATAAAGCCCGAATCTGATCCTTTAGACGTAACGCACAAGGAAGAATTACATGCATGAGGTTATTCAGGAGATGGTTAATCGCGGTTGGTCGATGCATATGATCGCCAATCGAACAGGGATCAATCAGTCTAGGCTAGAGCGAGGGGTGCTAGGCGTACGTGAAGAACGGGAGCTGATGCGTGTAGCTGAGTCCGAAGCCTATATTGACCTTGATGATCTGGAGCTTAACCAATGAAATCCCACGAATTCCTACAAGCAGCAATCGACGTTCAGGCTGAGCGCGGCAAGCAGTACGACAAACCGACTGGTGAACGCTCAATGGGCGCAACAATCAGCGCGTTCAACTGCGTCACTGGTCGCACACTTGAAGAGAGTGACGGATGGCTGCTTCTAAGCCTCCTCAAGCTCGTCAGGCAGGCGCAAAACCCCGAGCAATACCATCATGACTCCGCGCTTGACTTCGTGGCTTATGCGTCGCTGTACGCTGAGGCAGCCAGTGAGCAGTGCGGACAGAAGGAAGAGTTTGACGCGACGTCGATGCCAATCATTGAGCTTAAGCAAAGTGACGCGCCTAGCTGGGATGATGCTCCTGAATGGGCCAACTGGCTCGCAGAAGATGTAGAAGGCGCTCACTGGTTTGAAAGCAAGCCTTTTATTACAATGGGTACAGATAATCGCTGGCATTATCCTAATTCAGGTCGATATGAATTAATTCATGAGATTCCACTTGAATTAGCAAGGTGCCAACGCCCCCAGTAACCCAAGGCCCGCACAGGGCCTTTTCTTCGCACTCAAAAAGATCACACAAAAGCCTTGTATCATCAGGGAAAGTCAAAGGTTGAGGGATGAAAATGCAAGAGCTTCAGTGGTGCATGAGTCAGGGTTATACGAATCAGCAGGCGGCGGAACATCTAGGGATTAATGAGCGGACTGTGCGTAGATGGAAATCACGCATGGCTGGCGAGCCAACACAGGAAGCGGCCAACCAAGATCAGGCAGACACCTACGTCATTACGTCCGCAGTCAACGCTACAAAGGCGCACAACGGGTTTCTTGCATCGCTGCATACCTACTGTCAGGCCAACAACGCAAAGCTGATCGTTCTGCCTATGCGCTATCGCAACCCTACGCGCAAGGAAGAGACTCCGGATGACTGGTGGGATGCTCGACTAACCCCGCACATTGTCAGTGAGCGCACCAAGCTATGCCGCGACGTCGTTCTACTGGCTGACATCAAGATCCAGCCGACCGCTGTTAACCCATTGCAGGGCTGGCTAACGGTATCTGGCTCAGACTCTGCGATCCTAGGGCACACAAAGGTTGCGTTGCAGTCTGTGCCGACCAAAGTAGGCGATCCGGCTAAGCTGGTGATGACTACAGGCGCGTGTACCGTTCCTAGCTATAGCGACACCAATGCCGGCGCAAAGGGTCATTACCATCACTGCCTGGGAGCGGTAGTGGTCGAGATTGACGGCAAACACAGCCATATCCGGCACATTCTAGGTGCTCATGATGGATCGTTCATCGATCTAGACATGGAATACACGCGATATGGAGTCTCAGAGGCAGCAAGAGCATCTGTATTGACGATGGGCGACATCCATGCCTATCAGGTTGACCAGAAGGCTCTAGTGGCAACTGAGAAGCTTGCTGCTCGCATAAGTCCAGTCGCCATATGCGCGCATGATGTTCTTGACTTCTCGTCGGCATCGCACCATGCCGGATACTTCGAGCGTTATCGCCTGCACTCAAATGGTCGTAACAGCGTACTAAAAGAGCTTGAGGTGACGGCTGGCGTGCTTGAGCGAATCGCTGGATGGGCAGACGAAACGATAATGATCGGATCGAACCACCATCAGCATATGGAGCAATGGCTAGCCAAGCATGAGAACGCGCTTGACCTAGAGAACGCACTGGTCTTTCACGAGACTAAATCCGCCATGCTTCGGGCTATTCACGAAGGCTCGTATCTTGATCCGTTCCAGCACTGGATGGATCAGCTCATGCGCGAACCTCAGCGCCTTAAGTGGCTGAAACCTGGCGAGCACTTCATTCGGCACAAGATCGACTTTTCGAGCCATGGCCACAAAGGTCCGAACGGCGCACGAGGCAGCACGAAGGCCTTCGCGAACATCGGTGCTAAGACGGTCACTGGTCACAGCCACTCTCCTGCAATTATTGATGGCGCGTACACAGTTGGCACCACAAGCAAGCTGAAGCTAGGCTACAACCTGGATTCGCCTTCTAGCTGGCACCATTCGCACTGCATCACCTACGCGAACGGCAAACGCACGCTGATTCACTGCGTAAATGGCCGCTTCTTTCGCTGATTTAATTGTTCTCCGGGAAACTATTTCCCTTGACCGCGCCAATAACGCGGTCTAACCTCTGCTGTACACACACGAAGGAGGGCGCACCATGTTTTATCTAGGCTTGTTCTTGATGGTTGTGGTGATGGCGGCACTGTTCGGATTCAGCTCGCTCCTGATCGGCGTCAGGGTTACGGCGATCATCTGGATTACCGCCTTCGTAGTCATGGCAGTGTTTGCTTTCGGGTTTTATCAATTGATGGGTGGGACGTTATGATTTATTTAGGATGGTCAATTATTGCGCTAGTAGTTGTTGGATTATTTGTTTTGACATGGAAGGCGGCGGATGATTTTCGGGTAGCTGCTTTGGCTTGGCTGCTAGGGATAGTCATAAGTGTCGTTCTTTTGATTGGAATGAAGCTCGCGGATGGTTCGCTATGATCAACGTTATCCCACGCTGGACAAAAGGCGCACCATCCGCATTCATCCCCGGCCAATTCCTACTCTACGAATCCGGCGACTATGCGCTTGTAGGCAGCAATACGGCTATCACGTCAACGCAGAAGATCGTGAAGCATACGACGCTGATTGAGGGGCATGAGTTGGAGTGGTTGCAGTCGATGGCGGTTGGTCGTTCGTTGGGGGTGTTGAAATGAGTAAGCCACCATTTGAAATCTTTCGGGTATCTGTGCCTGATGGCGAATACAGTCGTCGCGCAGATGTAGTTGAAAAGCTGCACTATGATGAATTGCAGGCTGCTTTGGTTAGGCTCGAGAGGAAGAATGAGAACCAAGAAGAAACTATCAAGGGCTATCAAGATAGGATAGACCAAGCAATAAAAGACGCATACGAGTGGGGATATGGCGACGGGCAGAACAACCCGAATGGTTACAGTAGTGAGAAAGAGCGTGACAAGTGCGCGGCCGAACTGACTAAGCCCGCAGAGCTTGGAGATGACGAATGACAACCCTAATCGCAATCTACCTGGCAGTCGGGTTCTTCTCGTACTGGCCGGCGATTTACTTCTGGCTTGATGGTGATGAGCTAGACGACGTTAAATGGTGGCACTGGGGTATGGCATGGACTACTTGGTGTGTCTGCTGGCCTATTCGTTATGCGCAAGATGTCTGGTATTGGTGGAGGGCTAAGAAGTGAGCGATAAGCCGGTCGCGTATTGGTCGATTAGCCTTGATACTGAATGTCCAGAATGTAAGGCGGAATTCGACCTGATTGATCTGGATAGCTTTCGGGAGAGTAGCGTAAACCCGCTTGATCGCGTAGAAGGCTATGAAGCAACCTGCCCACACTGCGAACATGAGTACCTTTTAGCTTTGGAGTACTGACCATGACCACAATCAACGACCTAGACCAAATCAACACAATGGCGATGATTACCATGTGCGAGCTTGGGTATGCGCGGTATGAGCGGTTTCGTGCTGGGCTTAAGATGGATGATGAGGCTTGCGAGAAGCTGAGGCAGTTCGTTCATTCGAATGCTGATCGCGAGCATGAGCTAGAACTACGAATTAAATGCGCACCGATGTACAAACCTATGGCATACTGATTGCCAGCGGTGACTCCCCTCCCATCGCTGTTACACCTTTTGCCAGTCGTGAACCGTCCGACTGGCATTTTTTTGCGCGTTTTTACGAAAAACAGGCAGAATATGTGCAGTTTTATGCATGTGATATCATTCTCGCTCCTGTCGCAGTACTCAGGAAACCCCGGCGAGATAGAGTACGGATTGACTCGGCGCAGGGTGAGACGCAGGTGAAGACGAGGCGAGAGGCAGCGTAGTATTACGTCAACTTCGCCATGCCCGCAGACGCGGAAACCGGTCGAGCTAAGAGTGCAGGACTCCACCTCGGCCACACGGCTAAAACCGTCTCCTGTGAAAGTAATACACGCCCCAAGCCTATGACCGCAAGGTTATGCTCAAATTGGGGCGTTTTTATTTGTGCTGAAAATAGTTGTTGACGCGCAATCCTGGCAGGCGTAGATTTGTCTCATCGAAACGAACAACGGAGCAAGACGAGATGACCATCCAAATGCTGATCGATATGGCTATCAATAACGCGGCATTTTCAAAGGCTGGCTACGGCGAAGCGCGTTATGCCGACATCGTTTGCGTTCGCTCAATGACACGTCGCGGCCAGCGCCTGAGCTTCTACTATGGTTCCCGCCGCTGCACTCGGGCAAAAGCCGAGACTTACTTTCAGAAGTAACCAGTCCCGCCCACCTCAAGCCCCTTAATTGGGGCTTTTTATTGCCCGCCAAAAAGTGATATCACAAAGCCACCGAACTGAAACTGATATCATTACTCCAATGTTGTACATTCCTAACCCTATGACCACTATGAAGCCAAATAAAATGCCAGACTCCCCCAATGGATTGTTTACGCTGCTATCCAACCTTCCGGGGCCACTCCAAGCATTTGGGGCGGCTATCATCACTGCGGTTTTGCGGGTTTACTATGACAAGTCCGAGACTAGTTGGCAGCGTGTCGGTCTTGAGGGTGCGTTGTGTGCGTGCCTGGCTACTGGCCTGTCGATGGTCAGCGCTTACTTCGGTCTGCCCGAAAACTCCGGCGTGTTCATCGGCACATTCGTAGGCTTCATTGGCGTAATCAAGTTCCGCGAGTACATGGGCAGGCTGCTGGATAAGAAGACCGAGTGATATACTGGCCCTCAATTAGAGGGCTTTTTAATGGCTAATAGACCAATCGTTCACACAGGGGATAAGACCTCTACTGTCGGGCGCTCACGAATGTTTGAGACGCCTGATGATTTGCGTGAGGCATGTCTTGCGTATCTTGAGTGGGCCGATAACAACCCGCTCATCGAAGAAAAGCACTTCTGCGCTCAAGGCCAGATCTTTACTGCTGAGCTGAAGAAACCCCGCGCCGTCACCATCGTCGGCCTATGCCTGCACCTCGGCATCCATCGGCACACCTGGCAGAACTACCGCATTTCCGAAGAGTTCGATCTTGTCTGCGATGAGATCGAGGACCGCATGAAACAGTACAAGTTCGAGAATGCCGTTGCTGGGCTGATGAACCCCACGCTTATTGCGCGGGATATTGGGCTGGTTGAGAAGTCAGAGGTCAGCAGCTCAGGCACCGTAACGCACGTCAACTACTCCCCCGCAGACTACAAGCAGGCCGAACTAGAGCTAGGGAACAAGCTCGATGACCTCGACTAATAAACTGCTCGATTGGGAGGATATGAATTTTGCGGACCGGCTGATACTCAAGCAGAAGTCCGAGAAGTCATTCCTAAATTTCACTCGCATATGGTTTGAGCTGCTTCAGGGTGACCGGCTGCTGGTGAACTGGCACCACAAGATGATGGCTGCGTCTATTGACGACCTGATTAACGGTAAGCTGAAGCCTGGCAACCTGATCGTCAACATCCCTCCTGGCGGCACGAAGACAGAATTCTTTTCTATCCACTTGCCTGCCTATATCAACACAAAGGTGCAGTCCAAGAAGCTGCGCCGATTCAGAAACCTCAACGTCTCTTACGCTGATTCGCTTGTACGTCGAAACTCCAGACGCACGCGGGACATTATTGCGTCAAAGGAATATCAAGAGCTATGGCCTTCGGTATTCGGCGTAAACCAGGCTGAAGAATGGGAACTGATCGACGACAAAGGCCGATCAGTTGGGCAGACCATCAGCAAGTCAGCTGGCGGCCAGATTACAGGTGGTCGTGCTGGCTACTTCGGGCCTGAGTTCTCCGGGTGCCTGCTATTTGACGACCTGAACAAGCCCGACGACATGCTTTCGAATACGAAGCGTGACGCCAGCAATGCGCGACTAACGGGCACCTTCCGCTCTCGTCGCGGCGACAAGTCCAAAGAACATCCTACGCCTATCGTATCCATTCAGCAGCGCCTCCACACGATGGACGCAACCGGCTTCATGATGGCTGGAGGCATGGGTGTTGAGTTCAAGAATATCGCGATCCCTGCGCTTGTTACAGAGGACTACATTGCCACGCTGCCAGAGCCATACCGGCAAATGTGCTGGGATACGGTAAAGGATACCGATTCAGTCGAAAAAGGCGGAGTTCGTTACTGGTCATATTGGCCGGAAATGGAACACGTCAACGACCTCATGTCGCTTTGGGAGCGAGACGAGTACACGTTCATGTCTCAGTATATGCAGCGTCCTCAAGCGCTTACTGGTGGCCTTCTTGACTCGGCATGGCTGCAACGATACGAACAATTGCCGCAAATGCAGTGGCGAGCCGTATACGCGGATACAGCGCAGAAGAAAGGCGAGCTTAATGACTATTCAGTGTTTGAATTGTGGGGGCTTGGCGTAGACAACAACGCCTACCTGGTCGATGTTAGGCGCGGCAAGTGGGATGCAGACGAACTGATCACAACTGCGCAGAACGCATGGGCTGAATGGTCTTCATGGGATAGCACCTATCAAGGACAGATCCGGCACATGGCGATTGAGGATAAGGCTAGCGGTACAGGCTTGATTCAGACACTGACCAACAAGAAGCACATCCCGATCAAGGCCATTCCTCGCGGCCCTGACAACAACAAGGTGTCGCGCTGCCTGGATATCCAGAGCTACGTCAAGAATGGTCGCGTGTTCGTACCTGCGATCCTGAACGAAGACGGCTATCCGATCCTCCGCACGCAAGACAGCAACGGAAAGCTGA